TTAACAGTTCCTTCTGGTAATATTCTTGTTGGACGTAATTTTAATTTAGGTGGAACTCTCATCAAAGCTGGAGAGATTAATTTAACTGGTCCAAATTCTACAGATTTAAACTCTACTTACTATTCAAACATTAGATTAAATAAAGTTGGTGTTAATTTTAGATATGACTTAGAGTTCCATTCCAATGGATATTCTTCTGGTGATATTGGTGACTTTATCTTCTATAGAAGAGGGACGAGTTATCAAAGATTTGAAAGAATGAGGTTGAGTGGTGAAACTGGAAATCTCACCGTAACTGGTAGTGGTATTTTTAATGGACTGGACATAACGGGTCATAGTGAACTTGATGACGTAAATGTTTCTGGAGTTATTACTGCAACTTCATTCTCTGGTTCATTCGTTGGTTCTGGTGCAGGACTAACCAGCATTCCTTCATCACAACTTACAGGAGCACTACCTGCGATTGATGGTTCTAATTTGATCGGAGTTATTGCTTCTGGTACTGGTATTGAAATCAAGGATAGTGACTCTGTTGTTGGTTCTGCTGGAACCGTCAACTTTGGAGATGGATTGACAGTATCACCAGTATCTGCTGGTGTTGTTACTGTCACCGCAGCCGGTGGTTCACTCCAAAACAGAGTTACTGTTTCTGCATCCACTACATCAATCGCAGATAATGCTACTGGGTTTACTACAGTAACTGGATTCAAGACATATTCTCTTATGAAGGTTGGTGTTTCCACGTCTGCTTGGGTAAGAATATATACCGATGACACATCGAGATCTAATGATACTAATAGAGGAGTAGGAGAAGATCCTAATCCTGGAAGTGGAGTAATTGCAGAAGTAGTTACTACTGGAATCTCAACCCAACAAATGATCACGCCATTTACCATGGGTGGAAATATGGAGGATCCTGTAGGTGATACCATTTACTTAGCCATTACGAACCTTTCTGGTTCTACTCAATCAATAACCGCAGATCTAACTATTCTTCAACTGGAGGCCTGATAAATGACTGTATCAATTAGTACAGTAGGATTTAACACTGGTAATGCTGGAACTTGGACCCCAAATGACATCATCACTTGTATTGGTGAAGCACTTTCACTACAGGAACTTCATGGAAGCACCACCGATTCTGGATTGATTTGTGGTATAGCAACTTACAGTGGAGATAATACGATTCCTTCTGAAGTTAATATTAGATATCTTGACGTTAGGGGTACTTCTAGTGGATTGGGCACTGACGCTAGTTTCGATGTTATGAGAAATGCATCTGGTCAAACTTATGGTGTATATGTAAACAGACCTGGTGTTGGTTACACTGGAGGAGAAGTAGTTACTATTTCTGCAGAAGATATCGGTGGTGCATCTAACGGTGCATCTGATATGACATTTCAAGTTATAGTTGATGCTAATATTTCTAATGGTGTTTCTTATGCTGTAACAGTAACTGGAACATATTTAAATTATACTGCTGAGGGTTGGGACAGAAATGGTTATCAAGGTCCTGGTACGGACAGAACTTTTACTTTTATGGAAGGAGATAGTATAAAATTTCATAATACTATTGTTGATGAAGCTTCAACGTATGATGCGTATACTCTGACTCATAGACAAAATAAGATGTGGGCAGAAATTGATAAGGTTGTTAGTTTTTATACAGCAGTGGGTTCTGGAACAAGTATTACTTGGACTCCGAACTGGGGAGAACGTGGAACGTATTATTGGAATAAATTCCAGTATGTGAACCAAGAACATGTTCATACGATTGTTATTCAACCAGCAGATAGTGCAAATGTTACTTCCGTAAGTTATGGATCTACCACTGCTTTTTATGATGTTGCCGATGAAGGAAATGCTGCAGTTTGGAAACAAGAACTCGACTCATCTAAAACATATGGAAATAATTATTGGTACATCTATGCTGATACCAGTGGTAATGTACATTGTGCAGGTGGTAATGGTTATCATCCAACAGATCATCAAACCAGATTTCCAGCATGGTTCCAGCCTGGCGCTAGTAATCCAGCGCCAGAAGCAGGAAGTTCTGTGTATACTGTTTGGGGCCATGCGTTTGGACCAAGATCTTCTAGGGGTAGCAAAGAGTTAGATCTTTGGAATGGTTGGGCTACTGTAGATCAGAACATACACAATAATATCAACAATCCGGCCTCTGTACTACAGAACAATGCATGGACTACATTTACTGAAGTACCTATAGGTAGAAGTTCATATGAAGTAAATCTTAGAATGTGGAAGTCTGGACTTGATCCAAGTTTTGTTGTATTTTCTTGGTATTATCCAACACTATCTTCTTCAACTATTCAGGATAATGGCGGAAGGACTTGGTGGTGGCATAACTATACAACAACTTTATTTGATCTTGATTATGTGCAGAACGCATCTGTTACACATATAAGTCGAGATGCAGCGAATGGTAATACTGCTGCTAAAATAAGATTTGAAACTCCTACCAATACCACTAATTATAATTATAGAAATGCACTGAGAGGATACTGTAATATTGGTGCAGGAATACAAATTTTGAAAGATTATTATGCACCAATGACAGTAGATGATGCTCCTGTAGATTATGATTCTAGACTTCTTTATAGACCTGCTACTTCGGATTATTATTATACTGCTAGAAGTACAAATGTCGGCAACACACTATTCAAAGGTCCCACTATCAGTAACAACGCGGCTACAAATAATATTATAAAGAATATACCTACTTGCTCTAAGATGGTTCCGTGCCCATATTACTTACCAGATGACTTTGCGTTATTTACTTTTGATTACAATGCAATAAGTGCAAATATCAATCAGGGAGATACCATTACCGTTAGTGGTAGTGAAGTTTGGCAAGTTATTGACGGATCTTATTGTACTAATGAGGGTTCATCTAGAACTTCTGGTATTATATTCTGCGCGAGGATAGTATAATGACTGATTGGTCTATTCCAAATTTAGGAACAGTTATTGATGGTTATCCAGAACTCAATGGAGAATTGGGATCTAGTCTTTTATCTGCAACTATCTCAGTCACAAATGGCACCATCGGTGTTGGCGATTTAATACTGACAGCCAAACTTGGTGGATATGAAAACGTTAGAAGTATCCCAGCAGAAGAACCTGGAAGACCTCATGTTGGTCAAGTCTATCCACATCCATAAATAAGAGAAGAGCTCAATTTAACCTATGGCAATAAGCACTTATGTTGTCGGAATCAATACGGCAAATGCTGGGACCTGGACTCCCGAAGATGCCTTATATGCAATTGGTGTTGGTCTAAGTTGGGCGCAGATGCATGGGTCGCCAGTAAGTGGACTAGTTGTTGGTGTTTCTAGTATTAGTGGTGGCGGTGCAGTTGATGCGGCAAATGATAATCACTATAAAGATGTAAAACCTGTTAGCACTACTGGTGTTGGAACTGGTGCAAGTTTTTGGATTGAGAGGGAGAGTAATCTCAGTGGACAAATACACAGTATCATCGTAAACAGACCTGGTATTGGATATAGTGGAGGAGAAGTAGTCACTATTTCTGCAGAAGATATTGGTGGTGCAGCCAACGGTGCATCTGATGTTACTCTCAGATTAATTGTTGATGCTAACATACCTGTTGGTGCTTCTTATGCAGTAACTGCAAGAGATTCTGGTGGCAACAATCACGTTAGTGAAGGTCGTGATATTAATGGATATCAGGGAATTAGTTCTGGATTAACTTATACAATCTATGAAGGTGATACTTTAGAGTTTACTAATTCTACTGGTTCTGAAGGTTCTAGTTATGATGATTATTATTTAACAAATAAGTACGTAGCATCATTTCCAGCTGATCAAGATAAAGTAACCACTTTTGGTATCACTGGACTTGGTAATGGTGAAACTAGAAGTTGGACACCAAAGTGGGGAGAACGTGGAACTTATTGGTTAACCAGACAATATTATTCTCATGAAAATGTAGAAGAATCGATTATAATTAATGTCTTGCAAAGAGACTCTGCTGGAATCACTAGCGTAAGTTATGGATCCACTACAGAGTTTATGAATTATAGTACTTATTCATATGGAACTGCAGTTTGGAAACAAGACATCAATCCAAACAAATATTTTGGAACTACATATCATTTTCTATCATTCGATAGTTCATATAACTTATACTGTGCTCAGACTAGTGGATATCATCCAACAGACCACGCTACATGTTTCCCCAACTGGGCATCTAATGGAGATCCAAGCAATTCTGTAGAATATAGTGGGCACAAAGGACAATCAACTAGATCCGCTGGAAATCAAGAACTTGATTTAATTAACGGAAGTTATGATATTAACAACAATGCTAGCAGTTATAGATACGGATGGTTAAGTAATAATACTTCCTCATGGACATATTCAAACAGTATTCAAACACTTTGTCAACTTAATACCAGTTATACAACTTTTGAACTTAGATTGAGAGTGTGGAGATCGGGTATTGATCCTAACTTTGTAGTATTTGGATTTGATTATCCTACAGTTTCCTCATCAAATATAGATGACAATACAACGACAACTTGGTTCTGGCATCATTTTGAGTCCAATGTTTTTGATTTGGATCATGTCTTCTTAGGGGGTTCTACTGATATTTCAAGGTTTGGTACTTATGACCATACTAGTAGCAATCAACCTTACATGCAATTTAATACTCATTTAGAACCAAGCAGTTGGGGTAAGAGAGCTGCACTTCGTGGATATGGGTCCTATTCTACTGGCACTGATATAACCTACGATAGATATAAACCCACCATTGTAATGAAAAGTGCTCAAGAAGATAGTATGGATTCTAGAATGTACTTTAGACCCGAATCTGGACTGCTTCGTTATGAGACCTTCATGACAGATGACACCACAAGAGTTCATGATAAGATTGATGATTCGGTAGCTTCTAATAACATTATCAAGAATCTACCTTTGAATACTAGGTTAATGCCTTGCCCCTATTATCTACCAGATGATTTTGCACTTATGCAATTTGAGTACAACCAAATATATGCAAACATCCAAAGAGGTGATAGGGTAACTATTAGTGGTAGTGAAGTCTGGGAAGTTATTGACGGATCATATGATGTAAACGAAGAATCTAGAACTACTGGAATTTTATTCTGCGGGAGGGTAGTCTGATGGCTGATTGGGTTTTTCCTGGATTGCAAGCGTCAGTTGATGGATCTGTAGAAAATCTAGAGTTTGGATCTGCAGTTCCATATCCAACAGATATTGGTTATACAGTTTATCCCACATATGAAGATTTCCAAGGTGGTGAAAGATACACCGACTTTTGGTTGAGTAAGAATATGAAGATTGTTTCTGCTGTTGAACCTACAAGACCATACAATGGTCAGATGTACCCGAGGTTTAACAACTAAATAAAAGAAAATGATTTTAAATTATGGCTACCTCTGTTAAAATGTCTGGTGATATTGAAACACTGCCTGCTAATCCATTTGCTTTTGAAGTCTTAACTCTTGCATCAAAGCAAAGAAGTAATGCAAAGAAGGCACAAGTTCTTAGAACTTATAACGATCCTTCTTTGCAGACTCTATTGATTTGGAATTTTGATGAGACTGTAGTCTCCATGTTGCCAGGTGGTGTTGCACCATATGCAAGCACGCAACAACAAACTTCTTATTCTGGAACTCTGGGCGAGAAGATTGATAACGCTGTCAAAATGATGGGTGAACTGGGATCTAAATCTTTAGGTTCACAAGATCAAGGTAGAACTTCAATTAGAAAAGAATACAAATACTTTTACAACTTTGTTAAAGGTGGTAACGATGGTCTTTCTTCAATGAAGAGAGAGACTATGTTCATCAATATTTTGGAAGGTCTACACCCACTTGAAGCAGAAATTCTTCTCTTGGTTAAAGATCATGATCTTGAAAGTAAGTATAAAATTAGTAAAAAGAATGTATCTGATGCTTTCCCTGAAATTCAATGGGGAAATAGATCCTAAATACTTAAACGGATAGTATTATCAGCGTATCTCCATGGCATATCAAGGTCTTGTAACTGGCTTCGCTCCCAATGATGGCAACGGAGATACACTACTATTGGGTGCTCAGAAGATTAATGCTAACTTCGAGGACATATATCAAACTTTAGGTGATGGAACCACTCTGGGTATTGCAACTCTCACTCAGTTAAAGACAACAGGGGTTGTAACTGCATCATCTTTCTCTGGTGATGGTTCAGGATTAACAAATATAATTTCTTCATCTTCTAATTATGCTTCAGTAGCAGGTGTTTCGACTTTAGCTGAGGGTCTCACTGGAGTTCCTAGTATAGATGTAAGACATATTAGTGCTGTTGGTGTTATCACCGCAGCATTATTTTATGGATCTTTCTCTGGTAATGCTGGTGGTCTTGCCGGTTCTCCAGACATCCAAGTAACCAACTTAAATACTCTTGGGTTATCCACATTTGTTGGTGTTGGTACATTTAATAATGACTTATATGTTGGTGGTGATCTGTACGTAGCAGATGACTTAGTGCTTGATGCTATATCTGCAAGAGAAACCACTTTATCTGAAAGGGTAACTACTCTAGATCTAACGGTAAACAGAGATGTTTCTGTAGCTGGAGATGTTTCCGTAACGGGTGTAAGCACACTTGGAAACACGACCGTAGGTGGGGCAACAACAGAACTTATTGTTGACGGTGATGTAAGAATTCTAGGAATTCTAACAATAGGTTCTTCTAGTATTACATTTGACGGTAGTAATAATAGTGTAAACGTTGGTGCAGGCGTTACTATTGAAGGTTCTACTGGTGTCATAAAAGCGACATCAATGGAAGTAGATCATACATCTACTTCTACACTGGGTGTCACCAGTGTGACCGAACTGCGTGCAGAAAACGCTACAGTCACTGGTGTAGTCACTGCAACATCTTTCAGTGGTAGTCTTCTAACTTCCGATCTTGATGGAACTATTTCTAATGATCAGTTAGCAGGTAATATTGATAACACAAAACTAACCAATGATAACATTTCCTTTGGTGGAATATCTCTAAACCTCGGTCAACTTGACGATACTCCCGCATTTAACTTAGTTGATGCGGTTAATTATCCATACACTTCACTTACTGGAGTAACTACAGAAATATCTGCAGATACTACTCCTGCTCTTGGTGGTAACTTAAACCTCAACAGTAATAATATAGAAGGAACTGGTAATATTAATATTACTGGAGGAGTAACTGCAACTGGCGATCTTTCTGCACAAGATATCACTGGACGAGATATTACTGGAAGGGGAGCCAATCTTTCTGGAGTTATTACTGCAACTGATGCAGTCTTCAGTGGCAATGTAAGTATCGGCGGAACACTGACTTATGAAGATGTAACCAATGTAGACTCTATTGGTATAGTTACTGCAAGAAATGGGGTTCAGGTTAATACTGGTGGCATCACTGTCGCAGCCGGTGGTGTAAATGTTTCTGGTGTTTCTACATTCCAGGATGATATAGGTATTACAGGAACCGTAACCGCAACAGGTTTTAGTGGACCTTTAACTGGCACTGCCACTGGACTTACTGGAACTCCTAGCATCACTGTTGATGAAGTTACTGCAAATAGTGTTAGTGTTTCTGGATCAACAGATCTTGCTCAAGTAAGTGTCACTGGTGTTTCAACTTTAGGTAACATTGATGTTGAAGGTAATGACATAAAGGCACAGTCGATTAACTTTAAGACTCCCAACGGATCAGAAACTTTCCTTGCATTCAGCCAAAGTTCATCGGTAGATGTATACTATGATAATTTACTAAGACTTCAAACTACTGCATCTGGTGTTGATATTACTGGTGGTCTTGTAGTTGATAACTTAGATGTCTCTGGTGTAACGACCTCTGCACAAACTGTTCATACTGGTATTAGTTCTTTCTATGATGATGTTAGTTTCCTCTTTGATGATTCAACTGGCAAAATATTCTTAGGTCCTAACAATGAATTAGAAATCTTCCATGCTAATGCAACAGGTAACTCTGTTATCAAAGAATCTGGTAGTGGATCACTTATACTTGCTGGTGACAATGTTAATATTAGAAACGCCGCAAATAATAAGAATGCGGCAAGTTTCATAGCAGATGGATCAGCAAACCTGTTCTACAATAATGGTAAGAAATTTGAAACGACTGGTATTGGTGCATCTGTACTTGGTACTCTAGAAACTTTTGGTTCCGCAGTCATTGGATCTAACTTAAATGTTACTGGTATTTCTACCTTTGGTGGTGCTGTATCAGTTTCTGGAAATGTAACTGCAACCGCATTTATTGGTGCTTTAGCGGGTAATGTAGATGGTACTGCTAGTGGACTGAGTGGTACTCCAAATATCACTGTTGGAAATATCATTGCGTCTCAATTAAATGTATCTGGATTAACAACTGCAACCAATAAGATCGAAATTAGAAGTACTGATAGTACACCAGGTAGAATTGATTTATTCTGTGAAGTTAATAATGCACATTATGCCAGAATTCAGGCACCAGGACATGGTAATTTCAGTGGAAACATAGTTGCAACACTTCCAACAAAATCTGGTAATTTAATTGTTGGGGATAGTGTTGCAATTGATAATGACATCAACACCACTGGAATTATTACCGCAAGTTCTTTCTCGGGATCTGGTTCAAACTTAACTTCGTTAACTGGAGCATCTGCTGGTAGTTATGGTGGTGGTTTTGCAATTCCAGTTATAACCGTTGATGCAAATGGAAGAATCACAGGAATTTCTACTGCTGCTAATGCTGGCGCACAGGGTGGCGGTGGCGGAATTGCTAACGTTGTAGATGACACTGCTCCACAACTGGGTGGTAACTTAGATCTTAATGGTAATAATATTACTGGTAATGGTAATATTAACTTTACTGGAACTTTAACTGCAACTTCTATTGTTAAGTCTGGTGGAACATCTTCACAGTTCCTTAAAGCAGATGGTAGTGTTGATTCGAGTACATATAACAACTACACTAACACAGATGTTGATACACACTTGAATGTATCTGGTGCTAGTGCTGGTGAAATTCTAAGTTGGAATGGTACTGATTATGCTTGGGTAGCAGACCAGACCGGCGGTGGCGGCGGTGGTGGCGGAATTGCGGGTGTTGATATTCAAAATAATGGATCACTAGTTGGTACTGCAATAACCACAATCAACTTTAGCACGGATCTAACTGCAACAGTCAGTGGAACAACAGCGACCGTTGTCTCTACCGCTTCTGGTGGCGGCGGTGGCGGAGGAGGAGGAGTTTCTCAGGCAACTGTTGTCGCACTTGCGATTGCGTTGGGTTGATCTTCACTTATAAATACTTTTCGATAAGGAGTAGTCTTCTAAGATGGCAAAGAAATTATTAGTCGGCAGTTATAGATTCGACGCTAGCGAGAAGGTTGTATTTTGTTCAGGCAACATAACTGCTGAAAGGTTTCTTGTCGTTACGAACATAACAAGAAATACCATCATCTATAACTTTGCAGATGTAAATTCTGGTTATGGTGGTGTAAGTTATAATGTTGATACTGATGAAACTCAATTAGCATTATTATATGACACCACAAGTATGGCGGACACAGATGTCCTCCAAATATTTGTACAAGGTGACTATCAAGAAATTACTCCTGCAGAAGACATTTTAGATCCTGTTGGAAAACTCAGAGTTAGTAATCCAGAAAACCTTATCGATACTGACTTTGAATATGGACTGCAGTCAACTAAGTGGGAAACCATTCAGACTGTAAATAATATTCCTACCATTTATAGTAGTAGTGGAGACACTCCTATTGATGGTCTCGTTTCTGTTGAGGCTATTAGTGGAAGTAGAAACATTAAAGTAACAACCAATATTCCACATGGTTTAAACATTGGTGACCCGATTTCCATTCAAGGTGTATCTCAATATCAGGCAGAAGGATACTTTATTGTTACAAATGCTCCTAGCACAACTGTATTCTTCTTTGAACTAGACGTTGCTGCAAGTTTTACTGGTGATATTAGTGGTAGTTACACGACTATTATTCCTGGTAAATTCTTTGAAGGATCTACACTACCAGTTAGTACTGCAGATGGTGCTGTTACAAATGGTTCTGATCCAAGTACTATTAGCGTTACGACTGAAAATACTCATGGATTCTCTCAGGATACCAAAGTTTATCTAAGAAATACAGTTGGTCCACGTACACTTAGAATTGCAGATAGTGCTGCAACTGCACCAGACGGTAGACCATTCGTAGATACTGTTGCATCTTTTAATACTAATACCGCTATTGATCTGACTACTGATACTGGTAGAGGAACATATAAGAAAACCCCAGTTGTTACTTTTGACTGGGAAGGCACTTATTCTACATATTTGTCTGCTGCAGACGTAAACTCAGCAACTAATCGGATCACATGGAATGGTCATAATCTTCGTAACAAGTATGCTCTTCTATTCCAAACACCATATCAGGGATTAACTGATGGGGGAATGGTTGATGGTACTGTTTATTATGTTGAGGTTGTTGATGCAAACACTATCGAACTTCATAATAATACAACCCTTTCATCTCAAGTAAGTCTTTCTAATTTAAATAACACATACGGTCTTTCAAGACTCACTCTGTGTTATAAAGTTGAGAGTGCTTCTGGAACTGCAAGAAGAACTACTTTCGGTGATTACTATATTACTCAGACACAACCAGTTACAACTAATGGCGTAGGAAGTAACAGTACATCACAACAAACTTATAATATTGACTTAACTGCTGCTGGTCTTGGTAATCCAACAAGCGTAACTCTAGATTCTATTCTACTCTCTGGTGACGTTGACTCTACTTCGGAGTGGGTTGAATTTACTATTGCAGGTACTACACAGAGAATACACTCACCAGGAAACCAGTCTACAACCTACGGTACAACTACCACTACAAACGGACAGACGCCAGTATTTAATGGATTAGATGTAAGTAGTGCATTGACAAATAGTGGCGGAAGCACTTTCCTCACTGTACAAGCAAGTTGTAATACTTCTGTTGGTACATTTATCTGGGGTAGTGATCGTTACAGATTCCAATTAGCTGTAACTCCTGCTGGTGGTAGTTTCACTGACACTGAAAAACAAAGAAGTGGTGCAGACTTAGTTGATTCTGCTTGGGGTCTTGGTGGAACAAAACCTGGAGCTCTTGTAGCTTTCCAAGGAAGAACTCCTGGTGGTACTACAAACTCAAACGATGCCTTCTCATATCTTTCCAATCAAAGAAACTATGGTAGATATGGAACATTCGGCGTAAGAAATCCAACGTATGTTGTTCAAGGAACGACAACTGCAGGACAGACAGGTTCTTTCCAACTTAACTATACTGATAGTAATACTTCTTATGGTGCTTCTAGTGAAATTTTCTATATTTTCTGTAACCCATTAACTGCAGATAGGAATACTGTTTATATTGGAAGTCATGGAATTGTGGGAAATCAAGATGTAGATATTACAGTAGACTCTACAAGATATGCTGCTGGTGATAGATTTGGATATACAAATACTACCACTGGAACAACAGATATGCCTTCAACATTCCAGGCAATTGCAACTCCAGTTAATGATGATATCGTTAGATTATCAACTAAACAATCGCCAAATACAGATGATATTACGAGAGTTCCCACAGACTTTAACATATCATATGTAACATCAAACACAACCTTTAACTCTTTGTATATTGCAAACCATAAAATTACTGGTGATGTAACTGCAACTTATACAAATACTTCTGGTAGTGCTATTGCTCCATTGGTTGACGGACAGTCAATTGATCTGCAAAGATTAAATGACAGTAGACTACAGTTGGCTAATACTGGATCTAATAACTCGGGTACTAGTACTCACGTAATTGAACAAAATAGTAATTCAGCATATACAGTATTCATTGATGTTGAAAGTGTCTTAGGATTTGCTCCAGGTACTGCAGAAATCACTAAGTTAGAATTCCGTGGTGACTTTAGTTCCTCTTCTGAGTATGCAACTTTAGATATCCTTAATAGTAGTAATCAAGTTGTGAATACTTATACTATTGGTCAATATGATGATGCGGGGGATACCGCAACATATACTGATTCCACTACCTTCCCTGGCAACTCTAGCTACGACATTTCAAATATTCTCCATAATAATGGTGGATCAACTTTAGGATTTACTGTCAGAGTTGATCCCCAATCTTCGGTTAATTACGGACCTGGTGGTGGTCCATGGTGGGGATTTAGATTCACTGTAAACGGAGAAGAGTCTGGATTTGTTCTGACTGGACCTGGATCTGGTTCTCATACATTTGACGTTGCTAGTGTTGTTGGTGCATACGATGGTGTCTTCAATGTAGCTTCAGTTCCAACAGCGAACTCATTTACCATGGATGGAACGTTTAAGATTCCCATCAGAGAATACGAGTTTACTAACACCAATATCAATGCTGGTGCATCAACAATTCAGTTTGGCGCTGGACATAACTTACTTACTGGAGAAAAAGTTACATATAATGCAAATGGAAATACTTCTATTCTTCCCGCAGGTGTAACTGATACATTCGCTATCGTTGTTAACTCTACTACTATTAAGTTGGCAACATCCGCCCTTGATGCACTGAATAATAATTCAATTGCAATCACTTCTCAAAGTGGAACTCATAAGATTGAATCTAGTAACGTAATTAAAAATATTCAGGGACCTGGTAACGTAACCATTATTCAAAATAGTAAAGATGTTACTGGATCTGGAACTGACTTCTTAACGCAGTTTAAGAGATTTGACAAAATTTATATCAATAATGGATCATTCGTTGAAGCATACACTGTAGATACAGTAACAACCAATGATAAAATGACATTGTTTGAAGCTTCATCCGCAAATGCATCTGCTTCTGATTATTATTATGCAACTCAGTTGGCTCTAAGACCCGATGGATACAGTCTACATAAACCATTTGATGGTGGTGTTGACATTACTGCAGGAACAAGTCCTACCAGTAGAATTGCTAGACAAACTCGTAAGTATTTCCGTTATCAGTCAGGTAAAGGTTTACAGACTAGTTTCGCAATTAACTTCAATCCACCCAAACTTGTTAAAGAACTAATCAAAGCTGTAGGAACTACCGCTACTATTGATACTCAAGAACAACATAATCTACAACCTGGCGATAGAGTTAGAATTGAAGGCGCTACAGTATCAACAGGAAGTAACTTCTATAACGGAACATTCACTGTTGCAACAGTTCCCGATCCTTTCCGATTCACATATATAATGCCAGGAACTCCAACAGATGTTCGCGCTGGTGGTTTCCCAACTTATGTTCGTGAGTCATGGACAGACTCTTTTGTCCGTGGTGGAATGTTTGATGACCAGAATGGATTCTTCTTTGAATATGATGGTCAATCTCTATATGCTGTAAGACGTAGTAGTACAAAACAAATTGCTGGTAACGTTTCTGTTACTAGAGGAAGTCAGATTGTAAATGGAGATGGTTCTAGTTTCACAACTCAACTTACCATCGGTGACATGATTGTTATTAGAGGACAGTCCTATAAGGTTACTGAAATTAGTTCTGATATCCGTTGTGTCGTTCAACCTGCATATCGTGGTATTGATGCAACAAGAGTTAAGGCAACGAAAACCATTGATACAAAAACTCCACAAAGTCAGTGGAATATTGACAGGGCAGATGGTACTGGATTCACTGGTTACATCTTAGATACCACTAAGATTCAAATGGCATACATGGATTACTCCTGGTATGGTGCTGGTAAGATCCGTTATGGATTCAAAGATAGTGTCGGACACATCAGATACTTCCATGAGTATATTCATAACAATAAACTAGATGAATCTTACTTCCGTTCTGGTAACTTGCCTGCTAGATATGAGATTGAGAACGGTCCAAACTCTAGTACATCACCAACTCTATTCCACTTTGGTACTTCCATTATCATGGACGGTACATTTGACGATGATAAGGCATATCAGTTTACTGGACAGAGTAGACCATTCTCGTTCACTTCTGGAGGCAACCAAGCTATCTCCAGTGGTGGAGACTCAACCTTCTCACAAGTAACTCTTGACGGTCAAAGAGTTTATGTATACACAATTCCTGTTTCCCAATCTGATGCTCAACTTGTAAATGTTGGTAAGACATTTGTAGAAACAACTCCAAATGAACTACCTTCTACAACATATATCACCCAGGTTGACGTTGATGGTGCGAATAGTAAGATCTATCTCAACTATCCAGCAACCACTGCAGATCCTACTGGGGGAACAGAGTATGGAGTGATTCTTAATGGAACTGCATTTACCGCTGGTGAGAGTTCTGCAATCGAACTTCAAAGACCAATTCCACTAATTAGTGTAAGACTTGCACCATCAGTTGATAGTTCTCTGACTGGATTCTTAGGCGAGAGAGATATTATCAACCGAATGCAGTTGAGACTTGCTCAGGCATCCATTACTACTAACAAGGATATTGAGATCTTCTTGATTCAGAATACTCTACCAAGTAGAATTAATTTTGAAAATGCACAATCTCCTTCACTGAGTCAAATTATTAAACACGTTGCAGGTGATACTCTAATTGCAGGAACGACAATTTATAATGCTAAGGTTGCTGCGGGTTCTATATCAGTATCTCTTGCAGACCTATTGGAAATCGGTAATTCCATCTTAGGTGGTGATGGTATTTTCCCTGCGGGCCCTGACCTTCTCACACTTGCGGTTCAGTTGCAGAACTCTGCTGGTGTTACATTTGCCGCACCGTTCCAAGTTTCAGGCAACATCTCCTGGTCTGAATCTCAGGCATAATTCGGGTATCCGACCCGCTTGACTTCTTAGGTACTTTCAACTATTATAAATAAGTGATCGAGACAAAGTGTTTCGATTTGTAACAGACTCATGTCGAGAGTCTTCACATCTGCGGGTAATCATTCCGCAAGTAACTAAGAGGTATTAACAAATGATCAAATCTGTATTCGCAGCAACCGCTGCTCTGTCTATGTCCGCTGGTGCTGCTTTTGCAGGACCCTACGTAAACGTGGAAACCAATGCTGGTTGGACGGGATCGGACTACTCTGGAGCAACGACTGATCTCCACGTAGGCTACGAAGGTGCTATCGGTGAGACTGGTGCTTCCTTCTATGTTCAAGGCGGCCCTGCTTTCGTTGCTGCTGATGGTGCTGATACTGAGACCGTTTTCTCTGGTAAAGCAGGCGTTGGAGTTCCTGTCAGCGATGCACTTGGTATCTATGGTGAAGTTTCCTTCGCAACTGGTATCGATGATGCAGATACTGGTTATGGCGGAAAGCTGGGTGTTAAGTACAACTTCTGATCACTTGACACTGTTGGTATAATATAGGGGTCTGCGGACCCCTTTTTTTATGCAGAAAATTTTATTTCATCCAGTCACGATCATAAATATAATGATCTGTGGATCTCTTGGTGTGATTGAATATATTCATACCAGAGCACATCACACCCTAGAGACAGATGTCCATGGACATGTTTACAGAGCACTACAAAAAAATCCAGAGTTAGCACGTTCTGCTTGTTGGGAGTTAGATGAATGAAGAAAAAAGAACGGATTGAAGTTCTAGAACGACGAATAGGCGAGATGGAAGAAGAAAATATGAAATTACTTGTTCGTATTGCTAAACTTGAAGGGCAGTTGGAGAATCACGAACATGAGTGAAGTTAATTTCAAGAAACACCGAGTCTTCCGTGAGACAGACTCAGTTATTTTTTATGATATTTCTGTAGAAAATTCAAATGCATCTGATCTGGTCGTGCATGATGGACCTGCAATATCTCCACCAGATGATGTAATCGGAGCAAAACAGTTCTATATACATCATCACCAAACAGATCACAATCGTGTTCTCTCTGGTGTCCGCACCTTTGAATTAATTAATCCTGGTTGGAAATATCCATATCATATTGTGCATCTTAACAGATCTTCTGGGGCTCTCGTCATCCCAGTAGGTACTTACCATAGAAGTATCTCGGGTGACAATGGATCTATTGTGATCAATCAAGCCATTCGTGACGATGAGTTCAATTCAGAAACAGAATTTATTCCTGTATCTGCTGGACAAAACGCTGAACTTTATGGTATACTGGCCCATGAAAAGCCAGTTATTCACACGCTTGGAGAATAAAATGTCTGAATTCCCAAAAGACTGGAGGTATGCAGACGACAGAATGCAAATGAGAGCAGCAGTATTTCGTGCTCTCAGTCACCATCTAAATGACCATTGTCGTGCAGTATATGAGTTTTGTCATGACTGGGTAAGTCAAGGCAACAATCACACCAACAACATTGAACATCATTTTCAAACCTATTTGAAGGAGACCCATCGTGAGAAAGTTTATCAACTGGAAAAATGTCTTGAGATCGAGCCTGGCTGGTATGCTCCTGACAACAACTCCAGCACTGGCACATGAAAAAGATAAATTAAAGTATGGGTACAACACTATGGATTCCATGGGTTGTATGATACTTAGGGAATGCACCGATGGAGTCGAAGAGATCACTAGTCTTTTGGATATTTCTAGTAACTATGATGATCCTACTCGTTTTACTCCCGTTGCTAACGAGTTCAACCGAATGCTCACTTCTCTTAGGCAGGTCGGAGTTAAGGTGTTTCTAGCACCAGCAAAGTATTTTCCGATTGGACATAGGGGTGTTTATCATACTGTGAGCAACACCTTCTTTTTGAACAAAAGGCATATGGGATATCCTGGCACATTGATGTCAGTGATGCGTCACGAAGGTTGGCACGCTGCTCAGGATTGCATGGCAGGCACCATTGATAATAGTATGATTGCTATCATCATGCCTGAGGAGGATGTTCCTGAATTGTGGCAGGAGATGGTAGAACGTACCTATCCCAAAGCATCATGGCCTTGGGAGAAAGAAGCGACCTGGGCAGGCAAGACTGAAGGTATGACTGAGAAAGCACTTGCTTCTTGTGCTGCTGGTGATATGTGGAAGGTTTACAAACCCACCCCTCTTACGTTAGAATGGTTGCGTGAAAACAACTTCGTCAACTGATGGTACGGACTCAAAAGGCTCTCGAAAAAAACGTCAAGACTCTGAACAAGAAGACTACGACTGCCAAGAAACCTCGTAAGACTAAGAAAGAAACTAACAAGTTCGTTTGTACTCAGTCCAAAGAAGAAAAACTTTTTCCACATCATCAAACGTTTCCGTATCGACTTGAAGACAAACGAGAGGGTAAGACATGTTGGTTTCAATGTGAAGAACATGTAATCAAGTATGTAACCCGATACAACATGTCTTCAAAAGAGTACAAATGCCAGGTTTTTAATCCATAAATACAACTGCCCTGCTCTCTATGGATGGCTGATACAAAGCCCAAAGTAGAAGAGAAGGACCAAGATGAAGATAAAAGTGAAGTCCTTGGTAATCTGGTGAAAGTTGTTGTCCTTATATGGTCCGCATCTCTTCTCACGTTCTCATACGTAAGACTTCCAAACGGTCAAAAAATTCTTGATTTTGACCCTACCTTTATCGCATCTGTGTTTTCTGGCTCTCTGGCTGCATTTGGACTCTCTCCGGCTAAGTCTGGTGGAAATGGTAATGGTGCTGCTAAGAAAAAGAGAGACGAGGAACCACCTGTTGTTTCGGCAGTTGAACCTAAAAAATGAATCTAGTCTTAAGACCACTTGATAATATCAATGATCCTACATGGAGTGTCATCATTAGTTTGGTGATACTCCTTTTTTTTGTAGCTTTTAACATATATATTATTATGAAATTAGCTTTTGAGGAGTTAGAAGATGGGAGCGATGACACCCCCAAGTCGGAAGAGTTGTTACAACTTCCGAGTGACGAAAATAAATAGAGTCGTTGATGGCGATACGATCGATGTCACGATTGATCTCGGTTTTGACCTTTATAAAAAAGAGAGAGTTAGAGTTGCTGGTGTGGACACGCCAGAAAAACGCACAAGAGACCTAGAGGAGAAAGCCCTTGGAATCGACGCAACAAACTGGCTCAAAGAAAGACTGGAATCGGCTATCCGTGGTGATGATGATCTTGTCATTAGGACTGAGCTTGTTGGCGGTGTCGGGAAGTATGGTCGTCTTCTTGGTTGGTTATACATCGGGGACGCAGATGTGTCCCTCAACGAAGAAATGATCACCGAAGGATATGCATGGGCATACGACGGTGGTACAAAACAGAAAAACTTTGAAGAACTAAGAGAAATTCGTCGTACCAAAGGTACGTTAGTATAATGCAAAAAGTAATTAATTTTATGGCAGTCTTCAGTTTTATTGGAGTTGCTAGTCTCACTGGAATGGGTATCTACATTGAACTCAACAGAGATAAACTCGCTGAAGAGTACAAACAAAAAGTTATAGGATACATTACTGACCTTGTTTCAGAGGAATTGCCAGGTATGGTGGACGGGCTTATTCCCGATGTTACATCGCCAGAAATGCCAGTTCCAACAACAACTGGACCTGCTATTAAACTACCATGATATTCAAGAAAACCAAGGAACAAAACAACACACAACTAGAACCTACGGAGGTAAAGACTATGAAACCTATGAAATGGTTTATCGTTACTGTTGGAGGGATCGTTGGTGTTGCTCACCTTGGTATTCTTGGACATTTAATTAAACCCCAACCCTCTCTACAACAACCACCAGCATTTAATATTCCCCATGGTCCTTACTCGTCTTATAAAATTAAGGCAGGTAAAGATGGATATACAATTGAATATCGTGCAAATGATCCTAAAGTTCTAGAATCATCTAGAACTCATGCTTCCGATAAGAATAAGAAAGGACTCTTCGGTGGCGGTACAGAAATGCGTCGAGAGACTCGTTATGATCAGTACACCATGGAAGGAGTCCGTAATATGGGTTCAGGAGGTGCCGTGGCAGACGGTGAGGGAAAGAGTGCAAAAGACATCGAGTGCATCGTGGCGGACGCTGGAGCGCGGTCACAAGGTGCAATGGCAGGTAGTGCGATCACAACAGGTTTAGTTGCTCCTGCTGTCATGAACATCCCTTACATCGGATGGTTAGCTGCAGGATGGGCAACTCTCCTTGGTAATCAAGTTGGAGAATCTATTGGATCCGAAGTTGGTAGTGTGTTTAATGATTGTTAATGGATATTCCTATTATTAGTGGTATAGATGTTGATATAAAAGACATCCGTATCAATGAAATTAATACTTATCGATATACTGCACCATCTTTACCAGTTGCTCCACCCGTAACTGTTGAGATTGGTTTGCCTATTGTAGACATCCCTGGGTGTGTGGAGGCGCATGAACAAAACACCAACAGGGAACGAAGTGGTGTTCTATCCGAGGATGATCCTAAAGGCGTAAAGACTTATTGTGATGCTGGAATTCCTTCATTTAATCCTCTAGATTACAATAAAGATAAACTAAAGTTTCAACAAGAAGCTCCAGTACCACCAGTTGCGCCACCACCTGATACAGATACAGAAGTACCAAAAGCAAAAGGGACAAATCCTCCACCACCAAAGTGTCCTAGTAGAGAACAGGAATTATTAAATCCCGTAGGAAAGATCCTAGAGGGTAATAAAAAGGTTACTGGTTATGAATTGGTAGGTAAGAAATGTCTGATGGTAACAGAACAACTTACTATACCCGATCAGATTGTTGTCAATATTCCTAATGCAGGAAAGGTAACTGCTACTGCCTCAATCGCTGTTGTTGCTACAACATCCGCTCTATTAGCAAAACCGTTGGCAGACTTACTACTGAAAGTAGTCAAACCAACGGTCAAGAAAGTTATTAAAAAGATTGCTGCGATTAGAGGAAAGACTCCTCCTATCGAGTCCGTAAGGGACCGCCGAGATGAGCAGCGTCAGAGGAGTGCTGCAATTCGGGCATTACGGTTGATGAAGAAGAAGTAACAGGATCAATTCGGTGTACATGTGGATGACTATGCCCTGGTGGATTGTTCACCATGACATCTGCACATATTTTAGCATACTGTGTGCCAGGTTTAAAGTATATGCCTTTTTTCATTAGTTCGCCACAATTCTTGAGTCTCGCGATCTCAAAGTCGAGGCGCTTATTGGCATTTTGTTGACGCATCAATGCAATGTTTGCTGAAGCAGCTTCTTTACAGAGTTCTTGTAATTTTTTATCTGTTGGTGTACTCCATGTCATAGAGAAACCAATACCAAGACTATAGTTATCTTTCTGTCCTGTTCTGGTTTTTTTATAGAAACTTACATCCCCAGGATTATCTAAAACACCATCTCCTATTGGGTTGCCGTCATCATCGAAGGCGCCAAAGTTATCGGTGACATCATACACTGGGTCCATATAATAGGGTTCATATGGTTTAGATGCTGATGCAGTTCCTGTTACATATGGCGTGAAATTCCTAGTGGGTCCTTGACACTGGATTCCAGACCCATAAGTATTCGTAATATAGGGGCCTTGTAAAACCTGGATGGCCTGGTTTGTGACGCTGCCAGAACTATTAGCAACAGGAGAAGCGGTAGCACTGACCCCACCAACAGTTTCTGCCAGAGATTGAGATGGGAGTAACGCACTTAAAATTACTGGGAGAAGATACTTGTAGTGTCTGTTACGCTTGTAACTTCTGTGGTTCTTTGGATAATCGTGTGATTTTGCAAACCAGGGCCCGAGTATGTTTCTGTGAACTGAAACGCTGCTCCTGGTGTTGTTTGCGTGAACGTTGGTTTGCTTGTTGCACCAGTCCATGATGATGTCACTCCTTCAATAGTTACATTGTTACTTCCTGTTCCTGGGGACAGGTTCCCACTTGCTGATACTCCAGATCCTGTTACAGAGTATTGATACCCTGTGGAGTAGTCCATCGAATTGATGGTTTCCGTAATTGTTTGTGTTGTTTCCGTATGGCTAGTCATTGAGCCCTGGGTGAAGTTTGGCACAACAGGTACGGAATATGATGGTTGTGCCAAACCATGAATTACACCAAGAACCAATCCTAGTCCGATTGCCTCTTGTAATCTAGTCATCAGTCGATAACAGTAATTTCGGAAACGAACTGGCCAGTAGCAGAAGAACCTGCGCCGCCAGCGGTTACGGTAAGTGCTCCAGT